GTTGCGCCCCTGTTCCCAGCGTCCGCAATGTTGCCGTCCCTGCTACGCCGTCGGCATATAAACCGACGACCGCTGATCCAGTGTAGTATACAAGATTATTACCGTTGCGCTGTAACCGCCCCGCCGTGGAAGGATTCCCGCTTTGGTCTGCAAACGTCGGGACTACTAAAGCCGCAATTGAAACGCCCGACAACGTCGCCGATCCATTGCCCGCAGCTCCACTGTGGGCGTGGGCGGATAGAACGTCCAGATTCGCTTTTATATTCGCGTTCAATAATGCCGCCGTGACCATTGTCGACGTCCACGATTTCGGCGTCGTCCAAGCCATTTAATACCCCCTAAAATGCCGGGACGGTCGACGTTCCCAGAACGCCCGTTCCCAGAACCCAGAATTGACTGTATCCCCCGGATGCGGGCGACAGCATCCATTGGGTCGAATGTTGCGTCCCGCCGTTCGTTACCGAATGCGTTTCCGATTCAATAAAGAAATCGGCGTTGATACCAAGTTTAGCATCATTGTTAGCCGTGACGGTGATCCTGTCTGATATATCCCGACTCAATACCTGACCCAGATTGTTCGACGCGCTGGTCGGAATCGTAATCGTTAATATCTCGACGGGCGATCCATAAATCGACATCTGGTAGTCGCACCAGTCTTGAGCCTCCGACGTCGTCGGAATAAATGTTGTTTTCGCCGTGTATTTCCGCTCACCGAATGACGTCTGTGACGTCGTATCGATCGCCCGGACAATACACGGGTTTTTAGTCGTCACCGCCGTTCCCCGCGCCTGTACTTTAGTTAAAAATACATCCGAACCCGTCGCAGAGTTTGTAAACGTCATCGCCATTCGTTCGCCCGTTTTAGTCTGTGCGACCGTTATATCAGATGTTTTATTTGTCCCCGAACCGTCAGACGCCGTATTCGCGAGATAATCTGTAGTCGCCGCCGGGGTAGTCCAAGCATTGACCTCCATCGCATTGTTTGCAGAATCGGGGTTCGGGTAAAACGCCTCGAATATCTTTGCTTCTCCTGGGGCCAGCGTCGGTGACGCCGATCCTGTTTCCGGGTGCGTCCATAAATTCGCAACCGACGCCGTGTCGAATGTTCGGGCCGTCGCCTCGACATGGTTCACAATCGTGCTTAACGGGTCGACCTGATCGATCTGGTTAAATGTATACGTCGCCCCGTCGGCATCGGAGAACGTCGCCTGGCTGGTCGTAGACGCCGCTTCTGTGAGCCTGTGGGTTCGGTTTTCAAAAACGACTTGAGCCGATTTGGATTCCTTGATAAACCCCGCTTCGGCTTCCTCGACCAGACGCAACGCGTCAATTGTTTTTTTCCCGCTCGACCAGTATCTCGAGATCGTTGTTTTGCCCGTGTCCAAATCCCGATCGTCCGCCGATGTTAAACCGACCGCGTCGAGAATGTCGCCGATCGCCTGATCGGTTCGACGGTTTGTCTGTGTCGCGACGTCGGCTTCAAACTGGTTTAAGTATCCCAGTACACCGAACGCCGTTAGGGTACAAGTTTTGAGACCTACAACCGCAGGGGCTGGTAATATCCGATCGAGATATCCCTGCCACCTGACGCCGTCATTAAACGCTATTGGGAATGTATATGGAAATGATCCATTCCCCGCCGTTACTTTGACCTTGCGTCCTGGGACAATGTTCCCTGTTAATGCAGAGGATGTATTACTGGGCGAATATTTGCCGTCTGTATTGTCGAGGGTCGCCGTTAGTTTCCCGGCAATGGATCGACCTTCAAGGGCTGACGCATAATCCCGTCCCCGTTCCCATGTCATGTCGAGAACCTCTGAGGTTATGTCGTCGCCCGAATCGGTAAAATCGCCGTCATTATTCCAGTCAACCAAAACCGTATATGATGCCGCCATTAACCGCCCTCGACTATCGCCTCTGCTTCGACGGTCGCGGCTTTACCGTTAACCTTCTCAAGTTGCAACCGCAATTCCTCGCGTTCGCGTTCGGCGACCATTCGTCGCAATTGTTCAGCCGCTAACGGTGATTCGGTGATCAGCCTTGAAACATCGGCGTCTGTTATTTGACCGTCCATTATGAACCGTCCCATGCTGTGCATATCGCGCAATCAGAAGCGTGGATCAGATCAGACGGCACTGTGGTTACCGTGGCTAATAATGCGTCCTTTGCAGGGGTAGTCATATCTCCGTTATAGTCTTGGTAGCGTTCCACGCTATTGATGGATTTATTCACAGCCGCCCGAATACCCTGTAAATGGGTCAGGGTAGCATCACTTGTTGCCATAACTTATACTCCTAGTGCGGTTTCAATTCGGGTTAATCGTTGGTTCATTTCCTCATACTGACTGTCCATCCGATGACGGGTCTGGTAGATGCCGCCAGCTAATAACTTGGTCATGGGCTGTACCTTAATCAACATACGGTCTGGCCCTTCTTCCTGCTTTGCCCATTCACATACGCCCATCTCTACCAGCCGTTGACGATTAGCCAATCGCTGTTCGGGCGTGATGTCGGGAACATCGGCTGTGGATCGAGCGTAGCGTTCCAGTTCCTTTGCATCGTCATACGCATCAAAGAGGCTGACAGGATCATCGCTCCCACCACCATCTCCATCCACGCTCAGAACTCCTGTTGCAATGACCAATCGAAGGCGGTTACCAGACGATAGATCGGCAGAGTTATCGTCGGCCATTACAAACCTGTCGGACTCGCTATTGTCCAACCCCATTGCCAGTGTCTCGCCTCCAGAAATGACAAACTGCATCAAGGGATCACCAGAATCCACATGATCGACCTGTATATTAACACGGGCAGAAGAGTCAGCCGCCACGCTTGTGTTGTTACAGGTAATATCAACGTAACTGCCATCTCGCTCAAATCTATGTCCGAGCCGATGGGCGTTCCAATCGCTTCCACTTGAGCCGACATTCAGGAGTTTACCCCCAGCACCTCCCATATCTATCGTAGCCGCCGTGGAGCCGTCGTGAGTAATCGAGAAATCGGCCCCGTCACCCATAGAAAATACTGCGCTGTCAGAATTAAGAATTAAATCATCTGTAAGCGTTAAGTCTGTAAACTGTGGGCTGTCCCCGGTACCCACTCCGATTGAAGTTCTGAGAGTCGAACCGCTTTCAGCTACCGGGTCAGTGCTACCATCCCCGACGATCATCTGCCCATCTGTAAGAACAGCCATAGCTGTAACTGCGCTTGTACCAGAGCCTAGAAGAACACCGCCGTCTGTGAGCGTTGAAACTCCTGTGCCACCGTAAGCTACGCCGACGTCGGTTCCCTGCCATACGCCCGTCGCTATTGTTCCGACGCTTGTCAGGCTCGACGAGGTTATCCCACTGGCTAAACTAGACCCGGACAACGCCGAACCCGCAACCGTGCCGCCGCTGTTGCTGGCGGCGTGGGCGTGATTAGCGTTTCCCCATGACGTCGAACCAATGGTCGGAGATGATGTCCAAGCTGGAAGCCCGGACGCTAATTCCAATAAATTCCCGTCAGTCGCCTTCGCCAGTCTCGACAACTGGTCGGATGCCGACGCGTAAATAATGTCGCCTGACGCCTGGGAATTCAAAACGTGAGTTCCCACGCCCTCCCATTCGGCCTGTGTCAGTTCGGTTCCGACTGATCCATGTCTAAGTTCATTAGCCATATTTAACCTCTATGTGGTTTGTAGTATACCCGAAAAACCGCCACGTCGAACGCCGTCGCGAATCGCTTCGCCGACTTTGCGCTCGAAATCATCGAAGCCATAAGTCGGGCCGTTGATATTGACCGTTACCCCGACGCCCTGACTGCCGTTTAGCGGGATAACCGCTTCAGGCCCGCGTTCGCCTATCATGGCGACGGTCGGCGACCGCACGATCCCGCCTTTTGCGAGTTTCGGTATCTCTGGAATATCGAGCGACCAGCCCTGCCCGCCGATCCCCGGAACCCATTTCGGGACTTTGATACTAATTTTATTGGCCCCGCGAATCATTAAATTCAGCGCGGCGATCAGGATATTCACATAACCTTTGATACCGTCGATGACGAGAGATACCGTGGCCTTCATACCGCCCCAGATCGTGTCCCAGTTGTCTTTTAGGAATAGCAGTCCCTTGATCAGTGCGCCACCCGGTAGAAGCCAACCGAACGGGCCGTCAATAACGCCCGCAATAAAATCGACCACAGGCTCGAATGCGCTTTTTATCGCGCCCCAGACAGTCGCCCATGTCTTTTGGAATATCTCGACGATCTTGTCCCAGTTCTTCCAGACCACAATCAGCCCCGCAATGGCGGCGGCGATCCCGATTATTATGAGGCCCACTGGCCCCATTGCAAGGTTCAGGGCTGACATTGCCGCGGTCTGGAGCCATGTGGCCGCGGTCGCTATTGTTTGAGAAGCGGCCATCGCTGAAATTCCTGTCGCCAATGCCGGGATCATAATTACCATTGGCCCGACTGCATTCGCAAAATTCCCAATCGGGGCCAATGATCCTTTTACCTTATTTTTCATAATGTCGAATTTGTCAGACGTTGTGAGCGTTTCTTTTGCAAGGTCTGCGACTTTACCCTCAGAATTCGCCATCGCTTCCAGCAATCCCCCCGGCCCGTCCAATGAAAAAGCCCCTTTGTCGATTGCGTCTTTAAACCTGACACCCGCACCCGCCCCGAATGCGTCGGTCGCAAGTGCCATCGCCTCTGTATCAGACGAAGCATTCTGTATGCCTGAAATCATGTCTCTTAAGCCACCAGCAATGTCGGTGACTCCTTCTTTTGCTAGTTTCTGGACGGCTGTATTTAATCCGGGCATCATTTTTGAAGCTGACAAACCCGCCGCTTCCATGTTCCCGACAAGAGCCGTCGATTCATCGAGGCTTAAACCCATTGTCTTTAATTGTGGGCCGAATTTAACAACAGTTTCGGCCAGTTTAGTCATGGGGACGCCGACCGCCTGTGAAACTGCCGTCAATTTATCCAGTTGTAATTGTGTTTCTTCCGCAGGGACGCCGAACGCTCCCATTGAGTCGGCGACGGCCTTAATCATGGGCGCGGTTTCCTCGCCCATTGCCCGCGAAACGTCCAAAAATGCCTTTGTGACGTCTTCGAGTTGTTCACCCTCGAGGCCCATTTCGGTATTGATGTCAGCGATCGCACTCGATACCGCCGCGGCGTCCTGTGGGACATCGGCCCAGACGTCCTTAAATGACTGGTTCAGCCCTTCCAGTTGCTTCCCAGACGCCCCTGTTCCCGCGGCGATCGTGTTTGTTGCTTCCTGATATTCCTGTCCAAGTTTCGCCGCCGCTCCTGCCGCCAACGTCAAACCGCCCGCCGCCATTGCGACACCCTTCATGGCTGTCCGCATTTTGCCGCCCATGCCCTTGACGTTTTGTTCCGCCTTTTTTGTATCGGCGTCAACCTGAATTGTTATTTCGTTCGCCATCGTCCTCGACTTTGCCTTCGCTTATTATGTGTAACATCTTAAGAATGCCGACGTTTTCGCGCAATATAACCGACGGCGGACAACCATACCTTTGACAAAGGTTGTCGACCATCTCCGCCGTTTCCAGCTCGACGGGTTTTACCACTGGCGACCCGTCCCGATATGTCCCGCCCCGAACAGCCTTCCACCGGGCTATGTCGAGGCGGAGCGTTCCCCCGCCAATGTCGCCGCGTTCGCCCACGCCCCAAGGATTGCCGTTCCCAGGTGCGGAGGCAATGCCAAAAATCCTTCGGCGTCCGCTGGTAAATTTGACCCGTCCTCGTCCTGTAAATTCCACGACGTCAAGATTTGGTCGCCAAACATCCTGAATGCCTGTCGTAAATTCTCGGGTTCGTTTTCTGTGGAATTTGCGAGGGTCTGCAAGTTCAGAAATGTTTCGAGGTTGACGTCTAGTTTCGCCTCTATGCGGACACCTTCATAATCGGGATTATCGAAAACGAGAATCGCTTTTCTGCGCTCTATTACAAACGGTTTGACCCCGTTTTTGCTGGCGTTAATACTGGTTACCATTTAGACCGTACTCCAAGCCGGGACTGTACCGCTTTGCAGATTTAACGTCACCGACCATGTCAATTCGCCCGTTGTGCTTCTGGTCACGTTGTAATTTCCGACGAGCATTTCCATCGCGAGCTTGGGATTAGAGGATGTGTTACCCCCGACCCTCAAATCAAATGTCCGCGTTCCCGTCCGGGTTTTGAAAACGTCGTGGCTTTTGTTGCTCGCGGCGTTGAAAAACCCGCTCAATGAGACATCGCCGTCACTCATCCCTGTAATTCGTTCTTGAGCGGATTTGTCCAGCCCTGTCGTAGTGATTAACTCCTGGGAAATATTGATCCCGTAATCGCCGATATCGTTTGAGATATCACGGGCCGTTCCCCCGCTGTCATCAACTGCCAGATAATCGCCTAAACCTGTTTGTTTCGCCATCTCAACCTCCTTATGATCTACTAAATAATACAGCTATTTTTGCATCGCTAAACGTTCCCGTCGTGGTGACTTTCAAATATCTGGCAACGTTTCCTGTCATCTCCAATCGTTCTGCGGTAGGTGCGCCAGCCGCGGCAACAGTTGAGAATGTTTGAAAGTTCGAGTAGGAACCGCCGCTCGAGGTAGATTCCTGTAAATTTACTGTGACACTGCCAGATGCAACGCTAAACACCTGCAGATAACCAGTCCCGCCATTAGTCGTCGCCGCCCCGCTGTCAACTACCGTGCCAGAACCCGCCGACGAATGGGTGTCGTCATGTGCTGTTAACATTTCCCCGTATTCTGCGCCGCTACCGTTCGCAGAATAAGTCGTCGAAGCGGTAATGGCCGACCCCGGCCCGCGGGCGATGTTATATGTTCCCT